CGGCCATAAATTTTATTTGTTAAAACTAGTTCTAGATATAAATATACGTTAAATAGATTTATAAAACAACAAAACCCGGTAAAAACCGGGCTTTATTTTGGGTATGTAGACTACCTTAGTAGTTAAGCACGCAATAATCCATAGCAACTGTAAATGTAAGCTCTATTGTTTCCGAGCTAGACCAGTCAAGTGAGCCTTGAGCAAAGTTAGTAATGAATGCTCCTTTTATAATCCATTCTGAAACAATATCTCCTACAGGACCTAAGATGTTTAGAGTAAGGTCTTTCTTATAGAAATCAGAGTATCCAGCTCTACCAGTTACAGATTCGTAAGATAAACGAGCCCATTCCATTACTGCTTGAGCTCCTGATGGAGTAATTGGATCATATAAAGTCATATTCATATCCTGCCATTCTCTCTTTCCTCTGATTTTTCTATATGAGTTGATGTGGTCTAATTTGATTGACTCATCGGTAAAGCTTGGAGCTGTTACATTTCTTACCATAAAAGATGGAATACCATCCATGTACATTACAAATCTGTTCTGTACTTTAGGCTCGAAAGCTCTAAACATTATTTCGTTCGGGTCTAATGTTGCCATGCTATATTAGTTGCTTTATTATAAATATTCTACTTTTAAATTATGCTCCGAAAGTAGCTCCTGTTGGTTCTACTACGAAGTCTAATACGATAAACTCTGCAGTCTTAGCTGGTTGTATGAATACTTGACCAACTAGCTGATTTCTATCAACAACATCTGCAGTGTTATTCGAATCATCCATTACAACTCGGTAAGCGTAAAGACCTTGCTGCTGAACAACTGATTCTAGGTATGGATTAACTGCTGCTAAGAATCTATTTCTTGTTGCAATAGTGTTTTGCTCAAATACTAAGTTTTGTGCTTGATCTCCTAAGAATTTCTTAAGTTCAATTAAAAGTCTTCTAACGTTAACTCTATCTAAAGCAGAAGCTTTAGTTTGTAAAGTTTTCTGACCAAATACTGCAATACCTGTACCAGGGAAAGTAGCGATTGGGTTAACTTTACCGTTATATAATGAATCTCTATCTGATCTAGATAGTTTCTTTTTAGCTTGAATTACACCGGCAATACCTCCTCTTACTAATCCAGCAGGAGCAAACCATGGTGCTGAACTATTATCAGTAAAGGCATAAACTCCTGGGATGACTACTGAAGCTGGTACCCATACAGTTTTATTAGTAGCTGAAGCTGTTTGTAGCCATGGCCAGTAAGATGCTGCATAAGAACTATTTAATTCCGCTGCTTCACTAGTTACAGATGAAATAGTAGATACATCGTATCCTACTAAGTCTACTACTGCAATACAATCACCTCTAGTTTCTGCTAAAGAAATAAGAGCATTTGCAGTTGTGTTATTGTTTGCATAGATAATACCTGGTGCAGAAATAACATTGAATTGGAATTCATCTTTATTTTCTAACAATGTAATTACGTCGGTATAATTACCCTTAGTTAGTCCTTGATTATTTGAATCGATATCGCCAAAGAATTTTGCACCTACTACATTAGTACCGGTTGCATTATAGAAAGAACCTGAGCTAGAAATCGGTAGAGATCCTGAATAAGATACTCCGTCTGAATCTGATCCGACAGTTACGCCGTCATTCCCTAAATAGTTAAAGGTTTTTAAATTGACTGCGGATACGTAAACATAATTAGATTTATTAGTATAATCTCCTGTGGTAGTTATTACTCCACCACTTTGAGTAGTTACTTGGTCTCCAACGACAGCTGCAATGTAGTTAGAACTATTAGGATCCAAAGAAACATTGTTGAAAGTTTCGAGGACTATCTTGTTATTACTGCTATCATCACCTCTACGAATCTGTAGTGTAAATGTACCTTTACTATTATCTACATTTGAAATCTGCCATCTTAAATTATCAGCAGAACCACTTACTAAAGAGCCGTCAGAATTTTCTGTATCTAAAACAGTAAGACTATTTCGATTGGAATTATAAGAAGTACCTTGCCCAATAGTCTTAAGTACAAAAGGTTGTGAACTTCCTTTTGCTGAAGCTGACACGTGAGTTGTTGTAGCACTAGTATACGATCCTGTTACTACCCTTGTTACTAATACGCTTTCTCCTCCTTGATCAAAGTATGACTTTACTGCAATAGAAGTTAGATATTCTTGATTAACTGAAGCGCTTTCAAAAGTAAGTCCAAATTTTCTTGAATAGTCATTATAAGATGTAACTAAAGTTGGAATCTCTACAGGACCTTTTACTGCTGGTCCAATGATTGCAGCGCCAACTGCAGCGGCAGCTGGTTGAACAAATGAAATATCGTTTTCTCGGGTAAATACACCTGGGGAGATAATAGTTTCTGCCATGTTAGGTTATGTTTATTTAATTTACTATAATAAATATAGGTCGAAAATCGAAAACTTTTTGTGGGGAAAGTATAAT